AATTTACCATTCTATATTGAGATAAATAATTTATTACATTTTGTTTTATAGCTTGTGAAGATAATGTTAATTTTTGATTTATATCATATGATAAAATATATAAATCTAATATTGAATTAGATTCACCAGCAGATATTGATTGTGCTTTTGTAGGTTCGATAAATGCTTTAGAAACAACACCGTATTTAGCAGGCATTGATAATGTTCTAACTAAATAATCATCTTGAGTTACGTTACGTAATTGTGTTGCAAAATTAGCAGATGAATTTTGTCTAATTTCTTCTATTGTATCTCCATCTCCACCACCACTTGCTGCTACTGGGTTTGTAACAGCTAATGAATTAAATATAGTATTTGCTGTTGTATTATTTAAATTTGAATTTAAAAAAGTAGTATTTGAAGATAAATTTGTTAAACTATTAGCAGGAACATTAGATGTTACTCCTCCACCTGTTAAATATCTTACTGTTAATGTTGTAGCTGAAGGAGCAATACCATATGTTTTAGTAAACATAAAGTTTGAAGGAGCATATGCTGCATTTAATTTTGATTTTTCAAACGGTAAACCTATACCTACATTATTTGGATTAGGTATTATCATTTCATCGGTATCAGTTGCTGTACCAGCTCCAAATTGTAATTGTAGTGTTTGAGAATCTAAAAATCTTGAAGTAAATCTTCTTTGAACCTGTTTTAATTTTAAAATATAAGGAGTATCTCCACTATATTGTGATAAATTAGGATCATTTACATTTGTGTTTTTTATAGAATCATATACAGTATCTTGTGCTAAATAATCTACTTCATACCATTGATTACTATCAGTATCAAATATATCTAAAATACCTACAATACGTGGTGTATCAATAGTTACTGTTGAAAATTGTGCTGGAGATCCAAAACTAAAAGTAGTAGTACTAATTGCTGAAGAAATTGCTTTTCTGGTTTTCTTTAATAAAAAATATGTTGGGTTACCTCCTGAGACTGAGAATATAGATACTTCAGTAGGATCTCCTGAACTAGAAACTGAAAAATCTACTGGATCTTCTATTAAGAATGTTGTGTTTTGAATTGTAAGAGCTGATACTGTAGCATTTTGGTTAATTAATAAAGTATAATCAAAATCAGGAATATATGTTGAACCTGATAATTTAGCTGGAACTTGTTGATAAAAATCAACTAGTGTTGAAGCTACTTGGGTTACATTTGGTTTATAACCAAACATATAAGCTAATTCAAATAAATTATTAGTTTGGCGAGCATATTGTAAATAAGTTTCTTGTAATTGGTTATCAAGATAAAATGATAAAACATCACCTACATAAGCAGCCATTTCCATAAACATCATTCCAGGGGATGCTTCTGTAAAATCATTGTACGTTGTAGGAAAATAAGTTTTAGCATAGTTAATTAAACTTGCTCTTAATTCACTAAAATCTTTATTTATATATTGTATATTTCTTTTTTTAGTAGCCATTATGTAAATGCTAATTGTATTGTATCCGTTAATCCTGTATCTTTAATATCATATGTTAATATAACTTCTATTTGATTAACATCTGGGTATGAATTTATATTTAAACTTGCTACTATAACATTAGGAAAATATAATCCTATTTGATTTTGAATATCTTCTTTTAAATAATCAAGATTTCCACTTGTTATTTGTTCAAATATAAATGCTCTTAAATCACCACCAAAAGTAGGATTTAAATATCTTTCGTTTTTATTAGTTAAAAAATAATTAATTAAGTTGTTTTTAATTGCTTCTTTTGTAGTATAAGTAATAGAAAAAACAGCAGGAGCATTAAAAGGTAAACCTATCCCAACACCCGTTCCAGGACGTGTATCTATAGGAAATATTTTCTTTGCTCCGAATGCCACTATTTATTATTCATTAATCCCATTATCATATCTAATCCTACTTCACCTTCAGGTAAAGAACCATTAACTGGATCTATAGGACCTGTAGGTCTAAAAGGAATATTATTAGTATTAGCTATTCCTCCATTTTGCATTTCATTCATAATCCCACCAAACATTGCTTGTCTTTCTACTGGTGTTAATTTTTTAGGATTTTCAATTCTTGGTTGTGCATACGTTTCTGTAACAGTACCGTACCCTGTTCCTGTAGAGGTACTTTTTGGAGACCTAACAGCCTCCATTAAAATTTCTTTAAATTCTTCTTGAAATGCTTCTTTTACGGCTTCCTTGATAATTTTCTTGAATTCAGATGGTTTCATTGTTTATAAATATTAAATTAATAAGCTTTTAAATTATCTCTATCAATTATTAGCTTTAATTCATTGATGAGAATTTGTGGTATTGTTGTGAATGATAATTCGGTTTCTATTAATGGAATACCTTGAGCATTTTTACCAACTGCTTTTCTACGATTTACTGTAGGGCTAAAAGGTACTTCTTGTATTTCAATAATAAAACCTTTATAAGTAATATTATTTAGTGTCTGAGTTGCTATTAATTGTGCTTCAGTAATATTTATTAAATCTTGTGATATTGGAGATAATGTTGAATTTGGTGAACATTTTTTTATTATAATATCTATAAGACCTAATATAGTAATAGCTTTAGTTATAAATTGAGAAGTTAATGAAATAGGAGTAGCAGTACTATCAATTATTATTTTTAATTTATTTAATTTTGAATTTCCTAAAGTATCAAATTTTAAATTATCTAATGTTTCATTAATTTGAAGTACTAAACTAGCAAATGGACCTGGTACAGGACTAGCTCTAGCAGCAGCTATTTTAGCTGCTATTTTAGAAGCATCAAGTGAACTATTTACTCCTTGTAAAATAGATAATGCAGTCGATATACCTGTTAAAACTGTTGTTGTTGTATTTATAATTTTACCTATTTTATTTAACGAACCTAATATATTATTTCTTCTATTTATTATTTCTTGTAAAGTAGCAGCATCAGGACATGTATTAGTATTTTGATATTTTTCTATTAATTCTTTTTGTAATTTATCTAAAGCAGGTTGAATAATAACAGGAATTTGATCTCCTAAAATCATTAATAACTGAGGTAGAGCGTCTGTTCCTTGAGCTTTTATATAGTCCGGAGTAGCATTATTTAATTGTTCCGCTGTTATGTCATTATATCCGGCCATTATTTAGTATAGCTTATATTAGATTTTATATTAGGTAAAGTATTTTTTTCAATTGCTGTTACTTGACCATTTAATATTTTAGCGGCTATGTTTATTGTCGCCACATCTTTTGCTGTGAAAACAGCATTAGTAAATGTTTTAATACTAGTAATTAATTGTTGAAGTAGGTCTTGAGTTATATTACCATATAATAAAGGCTCAGTAGCGTCTTTATTTCCTAATAAAACTTTATCAGATTGAATAACGGTTAGAGGTGTATCAATATTTACGCTATTTATAGCATTTAATCCTACTGATTGATTTGAGGTTAATAATATATGATCACTATTTGAATTAAATACTAATCTTCCTGAATTTATTATTACTTGTTTACCTGCAAATTCATTAAGGGCTTGAGGTTGAGTATTGTAACTCTTATATGTTACATTTTTTGATACTTGTAATGGTAATCTTTGTGTACTAGTAAGATAAATAGATGAATCATTGTCATTAATATTTTCTGTAAAAGGTATCCAACCTTCATCTCCTAATTGAGTTCCTTGTCCATTTCTTAAAATAATAATAGGATCTCCACTTGAACCTGTAGTAGACCAATTATTTAATCCTATAGGTTCATTTGTTTTAGTAATAACTGTTGACCCTAGACGAATTGAATTACCCCATCTTCCTTCAGTTATTATATCACCTTCAAAAGGTAATAATGGATGTATATTAGCTCTTTCAACAAAAGTATTACCTAAAAAAATTTCAGTTGATTGATCTGTTACTCTTCTAACATTACCTAATTGAGTTTGAATATAATCTACTTGTTGAGATTCAGGTAATTCATTTGGATTTTTAGGATAACCATTATGATGAGGATGATTCCAAAGAGCAATAACATTAATATAATAACTAGACACATTAGAAGTTATAATTCCTATTTTAGTGTCAGGAAAAGGCATAATATAAACTATTTCGTTAACTAAAGGTAAGCCTTTATTATTACCTAATAATGGTTTAGCTGTTGGTCTATCATTTCCTGAAAATGGTTTTTTAACGGATTCATATTCTATAGTTCCTAAACCATTCCATTCACCTAATTCA